TGTCCAGCAATTTCAGAACGAATTTTTCAGATTTGTTCGGGCATTTCGACGAATGCGATCTGCATTTTTGTCGATGAAGTCGGATGCCTGGGCAGGCGGAAGAGCTAGCAGCCGCTCCCGATTCTGCTCGATAAACTTGCGGTAACCCTGACCAACGGCCTGCTGGTAGGAGTATTTCTCTTCGCGTGTGAGTTCTCGACGCGTGCCGTTTTCGTTGACCTTGACCGTGATTGCCGGCACCGGCATGAAGACGCCTTTGCTGGCGAGTGAACCCAGGGTGCTCCACGCAGTATCAACCTCGCGCTCTTTGGCCCACCGACTCCACGGATACCGTTCAACTTTGACTGGTTCGCCTAGCACGTTGAGGATCGGACCTGGCCCGATCTCACGACGGCCGAACGGCACTTGCTGAAGGAAGTATTCGTAGCCGAGGTTGCCAGCCTCAGTCTTAAAGATCGACGGGTCAGACCAAGCATCGACCTCCTTGAGAATGTTGGGCACCAAAGACCCTGCCAGACGTGAAACGTAGCGCGGGAATGATTTCTCGATGAACTCGTCGGTGTCGTACTTGTAGGCGTTAGCGAAGCCTAGAAGCTCGGTTAGACCAGAGATCGCAGTTGAGTCCTTGACGATGAACATTCCAGCTGCGGCTCCATCCAAGACCTTGTCTACAATATTTTCCTGAGACCACTTATCCGGGGAGAACAACTGGCGATCGCGAAGTTCACCGATTGTTGCTAGCACTCCACCAAACCCCATCTGGCGATAGGACACATAGGTGTTTCCAAACCGGATGGAATAGGGTTGTCGGCCTTCTGACAGCAGCTGCTTGCGCTTGTTAGGGTCGAGGGACTTAAACGACCCCGTTATGTCCATGTTGCGATCCTCTTCCTTGTCATCGTCACCGAGGAACAGGGCACCAGCAAAGATTCCAAGTGCCGTTCCAAACGCTGCCTTGGCTAATATCAGGTCACGTCGCGACTCGGAGAACTTCAGGCCGTATTCGCCTTCTGACCTTCCAGGTGCGGATTGATACCAACGATACAGCGCGACTGGTAAAGCGAAGTTAAGGATCTCGTTAGCGGAGTTGGCCGCAAATCGTAGGAAGTTCGTTCCAGACAGGACCTTGTAGAGCGTTTTGCCCTGAGCTGCTTGATCCAGACCACGGTACAGACTTCCAAGTAACCCCTGGGGTATTTCGGTAAACGTGGCCATCTCGCGAATTTCTTTTGATGTCAGTAGGATTTCCACGGGCAAATTCTCCTGAATGATTTCGCGGGTGCGCTTGTTGACCAGTTCTGGACGGGTGCCTTCAGCGATCGCACGAGCACGAGCCACAGCAACCACCTCTGGCGACGGAGTGAGATACTGGCGGGCAACGTCGGCGTCGTACAGTTTACGTAACGCGTATGCCTTTGCACTCGAATCGGACATCAACGCATTTATATGATCGAGCGCGGTAATAAGCCGGCTGACGTATTTGAACTGACTGATCCCCTTAGCAAATAGGTTGCGCGACTCGCCTAGTCCTTCGAGTGCGCTGCCCGGTTGGTCAGGGTTGAAGTTTGCAGACCTAAAAAGCTCACCCTTCCAGAGTATTGGCCAGAAATCTTGGATACCTTCGGCGAGTCCCTTGAGTGAAGAGTAGGCTATAAAACCAGCATCCTTCTTGGCCATGGTAGCAAACATGGCTGTGTTGAGGAATCCGTTGAATACGTTTGCCCCGTTGTCTACCTGCGTGCGGAGACCTGATAGCACCGCCGCGTACCAGTAATCACGTAGTGCATCCGAGAATTTGACGCCGCCCTCTCGGGCCATGAGGCGGAACATCTGCTGGATGATCTCGTTTCGATTGACTCCGCTTTGAGCCTGCGCCTTCTGTGCTAGGTCAGTGATCTTGCGGGCGGTGATTCCGTTAAGCTCAGCGACACCAAACTCCGGCGCCACTGCGTCTCGAAATGCCTGATTCCACAGCAGGAACGTATCAGGGCCGTCTTGAATCGAGAAACTGCCCGGGGTAGCCCTGGCAATGTTGGCGTACTTCAGGATGCGAGGTAGAGAGCGGAAGAGCTTCTCGCGAACATCGGGTTTGACGTTCGGCAGCGGCACCTTCTTCTGGAACTCAGCCCTGAAGATTTGATTCCGCTTCGTTTCCCAAGCGTTGGTCAGGAGGTTAGTGATCTCCGCAATGCCAGCAGGGCTTAGGTTACGCAGACGCGGGTCAGCTAGGATCACCTGAAGCATCTTCTGCCGCACTGAACCTTGAGTGTCCAGAGCCTTAGTAAGGATGTCCTGCCACTTAATCTCGATGGGAGGGCCTTCGGGCTCGCCGGGGACCTGCTTGATCTTGCGGAATTCGCGGGCAAACACAGCATCCGCCTTCTTCATGGCCTCGCGAATCTGGTTCACAGCCTCGCGACCTGATTCAGTAAGCCATTTACGCACCTGCTCAGACTCAATCTTGGAAAACGGAATCAACTCATCCTGACGCTTGCGAATCAGGTTGCGATAGATCATCGCCGGCTGAGCCCACCAGAAGCGTTCCTGAGAAAGATTACGAGCAGCCATCGCCTTAGCGGTAACAGCACCAAGCGATTTCTTTGAATCTGCCAGTCGCTTCTCAAGGTTTAACGCTCGCAGCACTTCGACGTCATTCTTGGCTCGGGCGATGTCCAACTGGTTGCGTTGGATGATTTCCCCAAGGATGTATTCCTTGAATGCGTTATCAATGTCTGCGGTGAGAACAAACTGAAAGGCGCGTTCCAGATTGCCTTTGTAGAAATCGACCCACTTTCTTGCCTCGGATGCCCAGTTCTCATCGGTATCCGTGCTTATGTCTCCAAGAAACAAACCGCGAGAAGGAACGCGCACATCCGGCGACGGAGGTTGGGGGCGCTCAGGCGTGCCAGCAGGAATCTCCTGGTTCGGGAAAGCCTTGATGAACTCCTCGAAGTTAGCGGCAGTCTCCGCTTCGTTGCTCAGCTGGACGTGGGATTTGATGTAGTCCATGCCAGCATTACGGGCGGCCACCCAGGACTTGGTAGCCTGGTAGATCTGGAGCGCAATCTTCGAGGCTTGATAAACCACGAAGTTCGACAACCCGGTTATGGCCTCGAATACCTTGCCCTTTGGATCGGTAGCGGCGATTACCTTCTTGAGGATGGCTTCGACCCGGTCGGGGCGTTGATTGCGCTCAGCCTCAGCATCCAATCGGGAAATAAAGGTAATATCGGAGACAATGTCAGCAGTCGCAGTAGATTTGTTCGGAATGCTTTGCAGCCATCGAACGTATTCTGGAGCAGCCTCATCCGAGATTGATTGCAGATCGGAGATAACATCTCCAAAGGTCGCTTGTTCTCCAGTCGATGGATTCGTAAATCGCACCCGGCGAGTAGCTTCGTCGGTATCATTCCTAGCCCAATCGGACAGCCGCTTTCCGATTCCACGGTTTAAACCGGATGCTCCTCGAATGTCAGCCGTGCTAGCTTGGAAACGCTGGCTTAACGGAACGACGTTACCCTCATCGTCGCGAGTGACGGGATCGGCGGATTTGATTTGGTTGGCGTCAAATACCACCATCTCATCTGGCGCAGACTTGTCAGCAGTCTTGCCGTTATTCCAATATTCTATGCCAGTGTAGCCGTCCTTCCTGATGCTCTGAATGTGTTCATCGGACAGCAGAAGTGGAAATTGCTTTGACCCATCTGCGTAGATGTCTCGACCCCAAGCTCTGGTGTCATCATCAATTTGCAGTGGTGATGGGTTCTTTAGATACACCTCAAGCACAACGCCACTTCCAGTTGAATCGTTGTGGTATGCGGGAAGATTCTCTGGAGACGATCCAAACCAAATGGCTCTTCCTGACTGACCAAACAGGGTTCTAAATTCTCCTGCTTTGGTGGTCCAGAATTGAGCCTCAGCTTTAGGTCCTCCAGGAATGAACTTGGTGAACGCTTTTGGTGTGCGGTGAAATCCTTTGGTTTTGTACCCCGCCTTTACCGCAGCCTCATCGACCATCCGCTGAGCTGTCTCCATGTCACCAGCTGCAACAGCTGCGGTATACTCCGCATCTCGAATCAGTCGATCAGCCAACTGGATGTCGTCAGTAGGATCATTCGGAAACTGCTGTCTAGCTTGCGCGATGGCTTGGCGAATTGCTTTATCAACCGCAACACCAACCTGAATTAGTCCCTTGGCAATTTGCAGTGCTAGCTTTGCCAGCGGGGTTAGAAACAGCGGATCGGAGTACGAATTTTCTGACAGCCCTTTGCTGACCTTGTCGATGGCGTCTATGGCGGATTGGGCGGCTGTTTTGGGAGCCGCCTTTTCAGCCTTCGCCTCATCAGCCAACTCCTGTTCCCGCTCTTGAATCGCCGTATCCCGGGCCTCCTCAACGCGTTCTAGCAGCTGACCGACAAGCTCATCCACTCCAGTGTCACGGCCTTCATCATCCAACTCAGAGTCATCAATGACGCCGCTAGCCTCCAGTTTACGCGCCATGGCTTTAACCTGGCTCTTTTTCATGTCGGAGCCTTCATCCTCCAACTTCTGCTTGGCTTGGCCAATGGGGCCAGCGTCGATCTCTTGCTCAGCTTGAGCTAGGCGGGCTTCCTCAGCTGCTTGAAGTTCGGCTTCGGTGGGTTCGGCGACTACTGGGGTGATCATGTCCGCAACAACCTTCAAGTCGTTGCGCTGTGCATCAGTAAGTTCAAGGTCGGTATTAGCAGCCTGCTCCCGTAGCTTTGCAGCGGCGTTCTTTCCGTACACCTGGGTCGCCTGCTTCGCCATCCGCATCAGCATTTCGTTTGCGCGCTCAGGCTTTCTAGCAGCAGCTGGAGCACGAACGGGTCCTTTTGCCGTGGAAGTGTTGAGCTTCTGGGCTTTTGCTAAAACCTGATTCAGCGCCTGCTTTGTGTTAGCAATGGTGTAAGTGCCATCTCCAGGGATCTCGATCGTAACCTTGGGAACGCTTGGCCCGTACTTGGCGAGCAACTGCTTCCCGAGTTCGTGAGCTTTTCGGTACTTGGCCTCAAACCCGGCGCCCATGTTCTTGTCGTTCACGGTCTTGAATCGCTCTTCAAGATCCGTTTGACCTGTCGAAATCAGGTCTCGGTACTGCTGATCGCTTTCAGCAGGCGCAGCTTCCACGGCCCGCTCCAGCTGCTGAACGAGTTTAGCCTTGGCATCCTTAGCGTCCATGCCACCGCCGCGAGCTTGAGCAACGGGTTCGCTGACAAACTTGATGTTGTCGATGCCTTCTTGCATCGGGGCACCGGCCGCAGCTGGAGGTTGAACCTGTTCGCCGGGGGATGCGGGACGGACTTTGGAGGTGCGATTAGCGTTTTCTTGGTCAAGCGTGCGTTTTTGCAGCTGAGCCAGTTTACGATACTGCTTCTCCCAATCAGACATCGCGGCTTTGTGTGCCGCCTTTTGTTTTTCGGTTGGGTTGGGGCCAAAAAGCTTCTTAAGCGGCCTCGGTTTTTGCGCTCTTAAAAGCGCAAGATCCCCAGCGAGTTCATTGGCTGTTTTTGTGGCAGGCGTAATCGCCGCAGGGGCAGGCGCAGGTGTAGGAGTCGTGACCGTAGCCGGCGCAGGTGCAGGCGCAAGACGAACGCCACGTTTTGCCGCCCGCATTTCAGCCTGCTTTTCCGCGACAGATTTACTGACTGCTGGCGCCATGTATCCCTGCGGAACAGACTGAGGGTACTGCTTACGAAGAAATTCAATCCGCGATTCCGGCAGTCGATTCAGCGTTTCGACCTTTAGTTGCTTTCCAGACTCAGCAGCATTCCGAATCGCCTGCCAATGTTCGAGATTCGAGTCTTCACGTGAAAACTGTTCGCGTACCTCGGCTTGGGTAGCTTTGTTGTCCCGGGCAATTTCTTTGACCCGTGCGTCGTAGTATTGCTGCTCGGTGAGTTCATCATCGGGCTTGGGACCAATAGGAGCGGGCTTAGGCGCAGGCCTCGGCGTTTCGCCAGCCACGGCCTCCTGCTTGTCGCGCAGGATAAACCCTTCGTCTGAAGGATATCCTGTAACCTGCGATTTCTCTTGCAGCAGAAATTGGTCGGTTTCCTGAAGCCCTCCAAAGCGAGTGCGGAGAACCAACCTCTGTCCTGGGGCTAGATTTTTGATCTCGTACAACCCTTTGCCGACAGCTGTGGCCTTGGCCTTGAGCTTCCGGAGTAGGCTGTTTATTCGTGCTGGAGTGTACTCGGGGGCGGGAGTCGGAGTAGGCGCTACTGGAGTAGGGGCAGGGGTTACCGGGGCAGCGACAGGCACCGACACTGGAGTCGCCGTAACCTTTACCTCCGGCATTGTAATCGTCACCGAAGGCACAACCAACGCAGCAGGTTTCTGTGCAGTTCCAGCCTTCGTCTTAGCTGCTAGCTTCTTGAGTTCAGCGCGAACCTGAAGGCCGTGTTTACGCACTTCCTCTGGAGTCATTCCAGACCGCTCGACTGCCCACTTCAAGTAATCCGCGTCGCTATCAGATTTTTTTGTCTGCGTCACAATGTACGCAGCGAGATCAAAGTCGCTGTCAAATCTCGGCAGGTACGTATCCTGAGAGATGCTGTAACGGGGCTTGGCACCGGCAAGATTTTTGGGGAGCTTCGTGGATGTGGTGACCTGCGGCGCGGGCGTAACCGGAACAGGCTCTGGAGTCCGAACCACCGGAGTGGCGACGGGAGTGGATGTCGGAGCGGCAGGTGTTACCACCGCCTTAACCCCACCCAATCGGGCACGGTAATCTGCAAGAGTGATAGCACCCTCTTCGCTTAGCATTCCTTCATCTTCGGCCGTGATTAGTTGATCGAGTTCATCCTGCTCGTCGGGGGCTAAGCCGGTTTCGGGATCGACAGTTGCGGCGGCAGGAGTGGGCGCGGGGGTAGGAGTCTTCCCGACCACTGGAGCCGGAATGTTCATCGCCTGATGTATTTCGGTCAGCTCCGCAAGCTCATCTGGATTAATCGTGCCAGCATTAGCTTTTTTGCGGAGGTCATCCAAACGAACGGCATCAACCTGCGGCTGTGCAGGCACAGGTGTAACTTTTGGGACGGGCTCAGTAACCACTTCCTCCTGACCCGGTAATCCAGCTTCCTGAGACCTCCTCAGGACATCTTCAGCTGTGATCTCGGGCTCACCCTCTTGCTGTGTGTCTTCTAACCCAGCCACGGTGGCGTTTGCACGCGGCAACGGATTTGTCGGATCACCGCCAAGTGCTTCATTGGCGGCACCGGCTAACTTGGCATTGCGGCTTGAACCAACGAGACCGCCAACAATGCCTCCAGATAGGGAACCAACAAATCCCGCTTGTGCAACACCATCAAGCCACCCGCGTTCGGGATCGTAGACCGCAGCTGCGGCAATGTTTCCTCCAAGCTGCTCAGCTGATTCTTGGACGCCCTCAGTGGCCAGCGCCTCGACAGCGCCCCGGACACGTTCAGCACCTGTGGCTCCAAGAAACTTCCTTTGGTACTTGGCAGACTTGGGTACAAGACTTTCGGCAAGCCGCTCGCCGATGCCTCCGATCCGACCAGTTACAAAACGCCTTGCCACCTTGGGTGCAGCACCCAACAAACCCTCGGTAGCGGCGCCAATCGGAGCGGCTGTGATAAATGCTAAGTTTTTCATCTGCTCGCGGCGATCTTGAAGATCCGCAGCGACATCGTACTGCTGGCTAGCCATAGCCTCGGCAATGCGACGATTTATGGTGGTATCAGCCTCTTCGGCTGCTGACTCACCTGATTGAAGTCCGTAGGAGATAGCGGCCCCAAGGGGAGCGGCCGGCCCAGCGATTAGCGCAGCTGGCAGTGTGGCAACTGTACTTCCAATACCGCCCATAACCTGAGCGGGCAAAGACTCTCGCACGCCGGGTAGACCAGGGTAGGTTTCTTTCCCAAACTCTTGGATGGCTTGACCGGCGCGGTAAAGAGGCTCTTGCTCCAGGGGGACTTCGGCAGTCTGCTCAATCTTCCTTCCGGTGTAAGGATTGACTGTTGGAGGAGGAAAAAACGTAGCGGCCCTAGCTGCTCCCTTGAGTGTTACGCCGGTTCCCTCAAGCGCCCCACGCGGCAACTCAGACAGCGTGTTAAGCGCAGTTTCGACCGTACCGTACTGCCCCAACTGGAACTTAGCCTTCTCTTCCGCCTCGGTCTCAGCTGCTAGCTCTTCCTGCCTCCGACCAATAAGGCCCTGTCGGATCGCCTGGTAATTCTCACGAACGTAGGACTGAGCCTGTTCGTCCGTAACATCATCCGGAAACGCAACCCGGCCAAGCTCGCGTCCAAAGTCGATCTCGATTGCCATAGTAAATTAAAGTTCCACGGGCGCACGACCACGCGGCATTCGCAGGATTGCGTCAAATTGCTCCTGAGACAACCCCAATGGAAGGGAGTTCGTTCCAGCGCCTGCCTCATTGAGTGATCGACGCAGTTGAAGTCCGAGAACAGTGGGGTCAATGCCATTGTATTCGCTCATGGCTTGGCGCAGCTCTTCTGGATCAATTCCCAGCGACTCGCTTGACATCGAGCTGGCTGGCGCAAGGGAATCAACCGGAAGCCTTACTTGAGGTGGTGCGTTGGTTGTAGCTACTGGAGCGTTGGTGCCGCGTCCGATGCGGGGGAGATTTGGGATTGATCGAACGTCTATAACTTGGTTGGGCGAGATTGAAGGAACCCGATTGGTTCCTTGTTTGATGCCAGCCTCTGGACCTGGAAGTGTTTCCAGATCTTTCATATTTTGCTTTCGGTCCTTCCGTATCACCTCCAGCTGCGCTTTGGCTTCTCCAAAGGTGAGACCCCTGCTCTCTCCAAAATATCCGAACTGATCCTTGCGAACCTTTACGTTCCCCTTGTCGTCTGTGTAGACATTGACTTCTGAATCATTGTCTTTGGCCAGCTTGCGAAGGTTTTTCATTGCTTCATCAATGTCAGCATACGGGTCTTGCTCACCTTCTGGTGAGGCCAAGCGTTTGGTTAGCAACTCGCGAGCAGCTTCGGGCGAAACAGGCAAAGTGTATTCGCCGCTAGGGTCAGAGAATTTCACAGTCCCCGCCTTCTCGGTCTTCTTTAAAGCAGCCGCCGGAGCCCTGTACTGCTGGCCACCGATTGTGACGATTTGCCCACCGCCAGACGGCGCACTAGCACCCATAGGCGCCTCAGTTAAAGGCTCTCCACCTCCGTCGAAAATGTCAGGAGAAAATCCCTCGATCTGGTTTAGTACATCTTGTGGAAGTTCTTGATCTTGTTTTTTACCAAACGGGATAAACCCCCTCCGAATCAATGCCACGTTCTCGGCTCTTTTGTCGGCCATCGCTCGCGCTGTACCTCGTAGGCGTCCAGCTTGGTATGCTGGGCTTCCGATAACTTCCGGAGATAACGGAGGCTGAGTTCCGTACATAGCATAAAGTTCCCCCTCCGCGCCTGCTAGCGTATCGGATTGAAGACGGCGATCGCGCTTCAAAGCAGATCCTGCGTAGTCGGGTAAACCTTGAGGATTCAAAATTAAATCCTGACCAAACTGGCTGGCTGCCGCATCAAGCCGCGCCTGAATACGTTCTTTCAAAGCAGCCTCCCGATCGGTGCCCATCTGGGTGTAATACTGCTCGCGCACTCGCGTATCTTCAGCACGCTGCGCCGCTGCTTCCTCCCTGGCCTGGCGTTGATTCGCCAGCTGCACGCCTTGGAGGTACGATTGCCCGATGTTTTCGAGTCCTGAGAAGGGGTTTGCCATAAAATTTTAGCTTAGTCCTTGGCGACCGTAACCTGTCGGCATTCCGGTTGAATAATTCCAATCACCACCTGTGCCAGCATTAGCGCGAGTTTGCGCCCCCAGCTGCGCGAATCCAAGGTTGGTCAACCCTGATCCAAGCGATCCCAACGCCTGGCCAGCGACACCAGTTCCGCTTGGCATACCGGCAACACCAAGCAGCGCCTGTTGCTGGGCGCCACGCTCACCGCCTCGTAGGGCTGCTATCTGTTGCGGAGTGAACTCGTAGTTGGCTAGCGGTGCCATTGGCGTTGTTCCAATGATGTTGGCGAATTGTTGAGCGCCAAGGTTTGCCATATCCAAGCTGCTCCTGCCGATGTCTCGCGCCACAAGATTTCTTCCAGCTGCGCTCCCTGCGTAACCCCCTTGAACAGCTTGGCTAGCGGCCTTGCGTTGAATCTGCGCCGCGACATCAGGCGGAAGCTCCCCGCGAAGCAGCGACATCGCGTTCAGGGTTCTCTGAGCTTGGCCTTGCTGATAACCGGGAATCTGGATGCCGAGTGACTCTAGCAGCTGGTCGCGACTAATTGCATTTCGCTGAGCCTCCATTTCACGGGCACGCGGCGCGTTCAGGGAGGATTCTCCCATCACTTGGCCAATGTCGATTCCTGGAAGGTTAGCGGCGTCACGGGCCTGCCGGCGTGCTGCGCTAGCAGACGATGCCGACATACCGGCACCAATCCCTGCCGACACAATTCCACCTGCGATTACTGGCCCAACTGCTGATGCGAATATTGACATAGTAAGTATTGATTTTCCCTCACGGACGCAATGTCGTTCAGGATGTCTTCGTGATCCGTCTTATTGCTGGGGTTTAAGTGGACCGTTGTCCAAGTGGTATCTTCATGGATAAACAGCACACGGCGGGTTCCTGGCTTCGTGATGCCAGAATACGGAGCTACGTAGGTGACTAGACCTTCGTTCTCGCTAATGACTGTGACCCTGCCTTTGGTGATGAAGAACGGGTTGTCGAACTTATGGATGCGACTGGTTACGATTGACCCAGCCGGCATGAAGATTTCACGCACGTACATCCCCTCTGGGAACGTGTGCTTCAGCGGGCACTCCTGCTGCGGAAGATTCGCCACGAACGCTTCCCATCTGTCCAAACGATCGTCGAACGTGATGGTCTCATCCGTCAGGATGTCGAGCCACGTCACCGGCTGCGTCGCTGCTGGAAGCTCTTCGGCAATCAGAGTCATCATATGAATCCACCGAACCGAAATTGAATCTTCGCGGACCCGAACGGCTGCACGTTGATTACGCTGCGCTCGTTGGGGCTGTACGCCTCCAGCTCATTCCGAAGCGACCGCAGTGCTAGCTGGATCTCGCGCTCAGCCTCGGTGTACTGATTCCGGTCTTCCTTCTGGATCGCTTTCATCATGTGCTTGATCGCCTGGAGGTTCCCGATAAACAGCCAGTCTGAATCAACGATCGCCGGTATGAAGTCCAGACGAACGATCGCTTCCACGACCGTGTTGGTGCAAGTCTCGTCTGCTGGCACGCAGCCGTCTCCGTTGTCGATGCAGCAGTTGTCCTGGGTGGTGCTGCACGAGTTGGCCCCACCGCAGACCTCGGGCATCCCGACAAGGTAGGTGCGACGATACTCAGGGTTCTGCTCGCTTGGGCCCCAGATGGCGATCTGGGTCTGTACGCCGGTCGTCGTGTTAACCGCGTTGATCGTCAGACTTCCTTGGGTTAACGGCTTCTGAGCGCCGGTCAGTCCCGGCATCTTGAAGATGTTTATTGCGGATGTCTCGACGTAGGCGACCACCGATGGGTTGGGTAGCGTCACGTACTCACCCCAGACGTACTCTCCAGTTACCGCATCTAAGGTCCGGATCGGCTGGTTGGTGGCAGCATTCAAACCCTGAAGCAGCACGCGCTTGCCTGCATCAGCTGCTAGCTGCGGGTAGATGCGGATCTTAGACGCGCCTGTGAAATCCCGAAACTGCGTCACCATGCCACGATCCAGCAGCTGGTCTTGCTCGCATCCTTCCCGGCCGCATCCGGTGCGTGGTGCCCGGGTGTCCGTCTGGAACTCGTACCACTGGTTCTGGATGGGGATGTTGTAGCCGCAGAGGTTCATCGCCTCGATTGTCTTGACCTCCCGAGGCCAGGTGATGCAGCCAGCGGTGACGCAGACGCGCAGCTTCTTGTACGTGCCCCACCACTTGCCCATGTCTGCCAAACGAGCCTGAGCCTCGTTGAGCAGCTGGACGAAACGCTCGTCGCAGGTGGCCAGACCGACTGCCTGCGGGATCGTGGAGTTCTTGGCTTGGGCGAGGGTTTTTCTCATGGGACGTAAGCCGGGTTTAGTGCGGTAGCGTAGACTTTGATTCTGTAATCTGACGCGTTACTTGAGGTTCCAAGCGGCGGCGTCATGTAGGGGAAAATGATGCCGCCAAGAGTCGAATTAAACGCAACCGCTTGGACATTAACTTGAGTTGGATCGCAAAGATATTTGAAGGCCGGCAAGTCGCTTGTTCGATCCGCAACGAAATTTAAGCAGTCAACCTCTTGGCCTTCGTACCAATCAAAAGTCACCGCAGGGCTTGGCAGTGAATCGGTAAAGGTACTAAACGAACCTGGGACACCAGTTTGACGAATTAGCACGGCTCGAACCATGAACGGCATCACGCCAAAACCGTGATTAAACGGCATCAGAACGCCATTCTGAACGATTGGTATTGGTGCCGACGCATACGTCAAAAACTGTTTCAAACTCAACCGCGTCAAATCCCGCTTCTGTGAAAGCAGCTGGAAATTCACACCATCGTACAGCACTGAAACCACCTGCCCAGTCAGGATGTCGTTCGCTGACAGCGCCACCGTGGCATCCTTCGTGATTGTCTTAGCTCCCTGGCCATCGACGTTCAACGTACAGCCGGCAGTGTTGGTGTGATTCGCAATGAAAGTGTAAATCTGGCCGGTCCGATAGGCTGACGCCGGGCTTGGATATGGCGGCGAGTTTATGACTGCGTAAACTCCAGCGGCGCCGCTAGCAGTTCCGGCAAACACCACTTCACTCGACAGTCGAATGAACTGAGCATCTCCGGCCGCCGACGAAAACTTCAACACCTCAACTGGGCGATTACTGATGTCGGTGCGAAGCCAGTAGAGTCCAGGGTTCCCGGGCACGGTCTGAGAGCTTGCCCACTCTGCTCCAGTGTTCAGGTTACCAATCAACGCGGCGGCGTAGGCGTCAAGCCGATCCTGTTCCGAGGCGTAGCAGGTTGGTGGCGGCAGTGTGCCAGCGGAAATGTCAATGGTTGGCATGGTTAGATGCGGTAAAGGTAGTCGTTTGGCTTACACGGGCCTGGGTCGCATTCAAGCGCCAAACAGCCCTCGGGACAATCGAAATAGAAGAACTGCTCAAGAGGCGCAACGCAGCGGTTCGGGCGCCCTGTGAGAAATGCGTTGCCGAACTGGCCTCCGTTATTGCGTACCAACCCTTGTCCGCTGAGCCTTCGGACGCTGTTGCATCCAATCTGGATGTTATCGACGTACCGGAAGAAGTTTCCGATCGAGGAGGTGAACGCTACGTCTGGCCCAGGACTCGCGCAGGTAAACGTCGTGGTGGTCGGTGTTCCGGTCACGATCACCTGGTCGTTGAACGAAGCGTTGCTGAGCCCCTCAACGGTTACGTGGTATCCAAGGAGTATCTGGTGCGCCTTGTTCGTCGTGTACGTGGCGACTCCGGCGGTGCGCTGGAATCCGATGGGTTTGATTTCCCACGGGAAGTTGATCGGGCTGTTGATGCCGAGGAATCCGCTTCCTGACGTAACTGGCGTATTTGGAAGCGGACCCACCGGGTTGTTAACCGTAAACTGCGTGGTCGAAGGTGTTGAAAGGACGGTAAACACGCCGTTAAACGTGCCGTCTGCCACGCTAACCATCGAAATTTCCATTCCCACCTGAAGTTCATGCGGGGAAACCGTGGTGAACGTCGATATACCAGCTGCGTCTCTTGACGCCCCTGTCGGAAATGGGGCCGGCGGAGCCAGTGGCCTAATCGGTATCTGGTAGTCCGTCGGATAGTACCAGGTGGACTTGTTGACATCATGGTTGTTGACCAGGAAAACGGCGTCCAAGGGGGTGTACGCGGTCTGGTAGAACCACGATCCCGGTCCTGTCAGGAGAACATCGTTGTTCTCGATCAACATATCCTTGTGCCCTGAAATCAAGGTTGAGTAAGCCTCTGGATTAGTGATAGTTGGAACACCTGAAATCAACGTAAACCAATCTTGCACAACCAAGGCGATAAACGCTGATATGTTCAGTGCCGAGTTGTGATGGATATGCGTTCCCTTGTGCTGGTAGGAATCGACGTAGAAGCAGGTGCCACGGAACCCGTCGAAATTGTTGTAGCTGATATCCGCACCGTTGGCTTCACGAACGGTGATAGCAGTAACCGGACTCTGCTGGTCAACTGGATTAGGGCCACCCTGAACCCGGTTGTATTTGAACTCACATCCTGTAGCGAAGATGCGCTGGCTTCGGAGCATGATTACCTGGCCGTCGAGGTATAGGCCGGGGAGTACATCTGGTCCACCTGTGTTTGCTGTAAATCGAAACGCGTCTGGAGTCGAGATTACGGTCAGAGTTCCGTTGAAAGTGGGGTTTGAAAAAGAATTTACGATCACTACATCCCCTACCCTCAACGTGTGCTTCATCACGCAGGTGTAGGTCGCAACTCCACCAACGCGAGAAACCACATTGATCGGGTTAATCAGACTCGAAAACCCGCCAACCACACACTGAGTGTTCGATTCTGCGCTACCGGGGTACAGGGTGCTTTGAATCGAGTTGCGTCCTTGGTAGCTGAAATCGTTGTTCAGCACTCTTGCTCCCTGAGTGTTGTCAGGAACATTCATCGGAAGAAACGACTTCACGATAAACGTCTCGGCATCCGCAATTCCAACTCCAAAATCGTAGAACTGGTTGTTCTGAATGAGCGCGTTCTCGCCGACGTGGTTGATTCCCGCGACGGTGAATGACGAGTTTACGCCAGCTGTTGATTGAGCCGTCAACAAGACATCTGGGTATTGTGTCGGAGAGTAGACGCGTCCGTTTTGAGCGGGAAGCGTAATGGTTGGATTTGGTGCAGTATCAAGAAAGTAAACTTCGTTGGCTGAAACAAACCCTGCAACCGTAAAAGTTCCGTTGAATGTTGCATCCGTCATCCCCGTGACAATGATTGAATCACCAACGGTAAATCCAAAGTTCCAAGACGGGTGTTTTGTTAGTGTTATGTAGCTGAAAGTAATGTAATTTACCCTAAGTGCACCAATAATTACAGCCCTGAGATCGCGTTGAAAAGACATCGAGGTAATGTTTTCAACCTGACCAAATCCAACAAACGAAGAATCGTTTCCTGGTCCAACTGTAATTACGTTGCTTATGTACTGGTTGACTGCGCTAACATTGGTGTACGGAGCAGGAACAACCGGAGGAATGTAAGCCGGTGTTGCAGTCGGTGTAATAAAGTGTGGATACGCCGTATTGTAAGTGTTTACACCGCTTGTTCGTTGAATGGAAATTATCTTAGTGTCTGCGACCGAATTGTTGGCGTAGTTTCCGTCGAAAGTAATCCCTTCAATTATCGTGTTTTTGCAGTTGATGCTGTCTAGCGGCGCACCTGCATAAGCTCCAGGTGCCCCTACAACTCCAAACCCTGTGTAATTTCCAAGGGTCTTCAGCATCTGAATGTTGAATCCAAAAGTGTCCCCTCTTTTTGTGGAGGTGTGGTCGGCAAACTTCAGGGTGGTCTTACCGATGCCCTGGCCGGTGAATGCGATGTTGTTGATTACGCCTGTGAATGGTGGGTATCCCATCACAAGTGACGAGGTGTAACCGCCGCCGATCAGGTTGATCCAACCATCTTCGGTTACCAGAGGTGCATCAGCTCCAGGAACCGCTGCTGTAAATTGCGTCGGAGTAGGTATGCTGAGAACCGTGAATCCAAACTGTAACGGCCCGGTGCCGTTGAATGTACCGTCGGTAAATCCGTACAAGGTAATCTTCTCGCCGACAACGAGCCCGTGCGGGGTGGACGTGTTAAACGTCGCAACGCCTGCGGTGCGGACACGATCGATAATCTTCGCCCCTGGACTCGATCCAAGCAGGAATGTCCCCACTGGAAAATCGCAGCGCAGCGCAGCGAATAGGCATTCATTGATCGCCCACGCGCTGTTTCTCAGTCCACAGGGATCGGCGCCGTAATCGACTGGGTTTGAAGAAGGCATACTATTCGGAGAGTAACGGGCAGGCAACGCGGCTCAGATCGCCATAGATATCTTCCTGAAGGCGTTGAGCAACCATTGCCACGCGCTTGAGCCGGAAGCGGCCAGTGTTCACGTAGCGCAACTGGAACTCGTAACCATCACGAGTAAACCCTCCGGTCTGCACGTCACACTTGTCCGGAGGCTGCGGGAGGGCAATGCGCGATCTGGCTGGCGGCTGGTAGTATTTGACCTCTTGGCAGTTAATCACCGCAGGAGGGCAGGAAATCTCGCCCGGCTCGCAGTTGCGGTACTTGGCGCAGTCTTTAATCTCGGCCCATGGTTGCCAGCACTCACCCTCGTTAGCCTTGAAGTAGACCTTGGCTTCGATATTGCCCATCACCTGGTCATACCACTGCTCGGCGCTAACAAGGCGCTTTTTGTTTGTGGGTTCACCAAATGTCAGTGAGCGGGTCTCAATGGTCCAGTCGATCGGTACATCATCGAACCCATCGAAGTCAAACTGGCCGTTCTTGGTGACCTCAAAGAGACCGATGTCCCCTTGATTCAGTCCAAACATGAAGCAGCGTTCTTGCTTCTGGATTCGGATCGTCAGCATCTGGAACACATCAACTCCAGTCCAGACCCCCTCCCATGCCGGCGGGAGTTTTCGGCCCATGCCCGAGACAAGATCAAAGTCCAGAACTACGACCCCTCGGTGTACGATACCTCGGTTGTTGACCTTCTGAGGCTGAATGGTCATCAGCATCCGATTGTCGAAGTTTACGGAGCTAGCAGCCGTCAGGTAAAAATCCGTGTCGTAAGCTATCGCACGAGTAACCTGCCGGCTGATCGGTGTATTTCCAAGCTCAGTAAAGTCGCGCCTGGCGTAGATCAACGAGCGAATACCGTCCTGAGCGCGGAAGAATAGATCGCCGTTCACTGGCACGATGGATTCGTGGTTGAACGATCCGAAGTTCAGGAGTGCAAATCGCTGGATAGGATAACTGAGATCCTTCCAAACATCCCGGTCCACAGGCGCGTTGAACGCGTAAGTGGCGGTCGGGGTGAACACCAGCAGGTCGCCGTCGCCAAGGGACGTGTCCAGGTTGGCCGCGAATGCCAGCCCTGTAATCGGACCGTTTGAGACCGCAAAGGCGCCGCCTTCATTGATGAACGTGTTTTCCGTGAATCGAATCACGCTGTCTCGACCAAAAGCAGGATCGCCGTAGACTAGGTCTCCGCCGTAGTATTCCGATCCATTGGCAACCCAGAGCCGGCCTTTTCCATAAGCCATCGGGCCTCCAACGGGAACCTCATTGCTTGCAGCTCGTCTAAACGAAGTTCCGTCGTAGAGATATGGTGCATTCTGCTCGTCTTGAATGATTAACCAGTTCTCTGCCTGCTGAAAGTAAACGTGATCCGCATTCGGATTATTTGCCGCTAGCAAATATCCGGTGAAATTCGGCCCCAGAAGAGGTCCGGCATCAACTCCTGGGCTGTAGGTCGTAAAAGTTGTTGGGCTGGGAATCGTCTGGACAATGAAGTCTCCGAAAAATCCTGCGGAAAAACTTGCTCCGACAGGTTCCGGAAGTCGCACCACCATTCCTGGAAATAGCCCATGCGGCGCTCCGCAAACGTAAGTCGCAACATTTGACACGCGGCCACGTGTGCTTACGGAAAATGTGCTGGTTTGCGGAGTTTGATCTGTAACTAGGAAATTATTTCCTATGTCGATCTGGAAGACTTTGCCTCCGATTGAAGCGTAAATGTAGGGGTCTCCGTTGTCGTTGGTGTAAGATCCGCATCCCTGAAAAAACCCCTCTTTAAACGCCGATTGCACCGCAGCGTTGTAGTAACCTCCGTTGTAGAGAACGGCGGGATCGTTAAACGTCAGCAGCTTGGTCCAAATCCCCGGCCGCGCTTTCGGAAATCCTCCGCGCACCGTCGTGTTTACCGCCCATGCTAGCTGGTTCGGTTGAATGAGTGAGGGCGAAAAACCGCTATCCACCCCACCTTCAGCGGTGAGGAGGCCATCTACTATGCGATTTTTTTCTGCGACCATGACGCTTGAACCTATTGAAAGGCCGCAGCAGCATTCCCGCAAGATGAATGAAAGCCCAGATTACCTGTCTATACCGTGGCGTACAAAAGACCGCTTTCTCATCGAAGCCGAAATGGTTCGTCGCGGCGGTTACATAATGTCCGGTGGCGTCAAGTACGGATGCGGGAAATATCATCACTTCAAAGCGGCCATGACGGCGCTTTGGCCTCACTTCGATTGGCACATCTGGTCTGACCTGCTAATCAAGACTTTCGCGGAAAATCAAGAGGTTGGAATCATGGGCCCAGGGTCATCTGGCAAGACCTACACTTCCGCAGCATTCGGGCTCTGCACGTTCTACATCTACCCCACCGGCACCTCGATCATCATGTCGTCAACGACGCGTGAGGGCCTCCAGCTGCGAATCTGGGGCTCGATCAAGGAGCTGCACAACAAGGCCAAGGCCCGCCGGGAATGGCTTCCTGGGCGCGTTATCGAGAGCCGGTTTATCCTGACCAGTTCTGACCAAGACGCCGAGGCGCAGGATTTCCGCGATGGAATCATCGGTGTAGCGTGCAAGGTTGGTGGTACGTTCGTTGGTCTTTCAAACTACGTTGGACTCAAGAACGACCGAGTGATGCTGATCGCAGATGAGGCGTCTCTGATGAGCCGGGGATTCCTCGATTCAGTCGCCAACCTTCGCAAGAATCCTGAGTTCAAGCTGATCGCGATGGGGAATCCCAAGGATCGCAACGACGCGCTTGGGGTAGTCTGCGAGCCGCACTCTACGATGGGTGGCTGGGAAGGCATTGAATACCTTGAGCAAACACGCACCTGGAGAACACGGGCACCAGGAGGGGTTGCTGTCCAGCTATGCGGGTACGACACGCCGAACGCGAAGTTTCCGAAAGGAACCAATCCGTACCGAGGCATCATCACGCCAGAGCAGATTCAGGCGGACTTAGATTACTACGGCCGAGACTCGTTGCAGTTCTCGATGATGAACCTCGGGCTGCTGCCCCGAGACGGCGGCACGCGGCGTGTGGTAACCATGTCGCTGTGCGAGCAGAACCAGGCGTTCGATGAAATTATTTGGCAGGGCGCCGACAAGATCACGCGAATCATCGGGATCGACGCGGCGTACTCAGGCATCGGTGGTGACCGATGCGTTATGATCGACCTTCAGTACGGCCCGGACAGCACTGGACGCATCGTGCTAGCATTTGCTGAGGCTCCGATCGTAATCCCTGTGACGGCCGTCAAAGCGCAGCAGGCGGAGGAGCAGATTGCCGAGTACGTGCTTCTCTACTGCAAGCAGCGCAACATCCCGCCTAATCAGGTGGGATTCGATTCCACTGGACGCGGCACGCTGATGTCTGCGTTCGCCCGCCTGTGGTCACCCGAGGTGGTGCCGATCGAGTTTGGCGGTCGCCCGACAGATCGCCCTGTTCGGAAAGGTGATCCGAAGACTGAGCGGGAAGCCTACGGCAAGATGGTCACGGCCCTTTGGTATTCGTCGCGCCTGCTGATCGAATCCAAGCAGCTGAGGAAACTTCCTCGGGAGGTCGCGGAGGAAGGCTCGATGCGTGAATGGGGAATCTCCCGCACTGGTTTGATCGACGTGGAGCCCAAGCACAAAACCAAGGAACGCATGGGCCGATCCCCTGATTTATGGGACTCTTTCGTGGTCGCACTCGAAATGGCTCGCAGAACGGGATTTGAGATTGCAGGCGGGCAGGGGGTTGGTATTGTCAAGCGACAGACACCAAAGTGGCTGACACGTCTGTCAGATAAGCGTCGCACGATGGATACTGAGCATTCGCTAACCTATTCCTAACCTTATGGCATCATTCAACAAAGTCATCCTGATCGGCAACCTCACCCGAGACGTAGAACTCAAGTACCTTCCGAAAGGGACTGCCGTTTGCAACCTGAGCTTGGCGGTCAATCGCCGCTGGAAGACCGAGGCTGGTGAGGAGAAGGAAGACGTGTACTTTGCTGAGTGCAAGGCGTTCGGGAAGCAGGCTGAAACGCTCGCTCAATACGTCAGGAAAGGTAATCCGTTGATGATTGAAGGGCGCCTAACCCGGGAAGAGTGGGACGATAAGAAGACCGGAGACAAGCGATCCACCACGCGGATTATGATCGAAACCTTCCAGTTTCTTAAGGAACGTAGCGAAGGTGCCGCGTCCGCGCCGCGCCAGGAGTCTGCGCCGGCCGCGCCGAAGCCTGATCTCGACGCCGATGATCTGCCGTTTTAAAAATCAGGCAGCATGAATTACAACACGTTTCCAAACGGTGGATGGCAGTTCTACGAACCTGCAACCCAGTGGACCGCGCCAAACCCGATGAATTACGATTTTCATTCGATGGCGCGATTGATCCAGCAGCACCGGGTTGCTAACCACCTTCCATCGTCATTTGAAAAAGCGGTGAGTGATTTGGAAGCCTACACAAAAGCTCGTCTTCCCCAGCAAACAACAACTCAATCCACTCAAACTAATGCTCAACCAAGGGTATCAGGCTGTCGCTCGTGCGGTGGAAAGGGTTAAAAATACGGCGCAAGGGGTAAGGATTCTTGCGGAATGGCTGGGCGATGGCGGTATTCCCGTTGATCGCTCAGTAGCGCAGCATCGTCTTGATACGTGTCTGCACTGCCTACACAACAAACCAACGAAGCCAGACGCGATCGAGAAGACTGTCGCTGAGGTTATCATTGAGCAGGAGCAGCTGCGCCACGACATGGCTATGATCCTTCAAGGTGAGTCTAATGCTGGCACCTGCGAAGTCTGCGGCTGCTACCTGAAGCTCAAGGTCTGGGTGCCATTGAGTTACCTAGGCGATCGTGAAATGCCTGATAAATGCTGGATTTCGCAGGAACGGAAAGCAATCTGAGATCAATATGAGTTTCAAAGAACCAAGTAGAGTCTGGAATGTTGTTAGTGCGATGCTAGAGGCTGAACAGCCTCGTTCTCGCAATCGCGCTCGCATTAACGCTACCTTTAACGGTAATCCTCCATACAGCGAAGAGGAGGCTCGCGACAATAAGATCCAGACAAACGTCAACTTCCTGGAAGGTACACGCATCATTCATGCGGCACGCCAGCAGTTTACGAACGCGTTCCTGAAGCCTCAGAATTACTTTTCTGTGGGCCTCGATACCGGCCCTCGGGATAAGCGCACTGAGTGGGGCAACATCATCACGAAGCAGTTGAACCGCGTGATGAAGCGGTCTCCGAAGTATTCCACGGTTCTGGAATCTCAGTTTGCCGCGACGGTTCTTCACGGCATTGGTCCGGTGACTTGGTTGCGTGACCGTGAATGGTGCCCGTCGGCCCGTGGAACTGAGGACATTCTGGTTCCTACGAACACGCTGACCACGATGGAGAATATGTCGCACTTCGCGATCTACACCTCCTTCACAGCTGCGGACCTAATCCGCATGACTCGCGGTGAGAACGTCGATCCCGGCTGGAACCTAAAGCTGGTGAACGAGCTGCTGGCCGCGATGATCCAGCGCGAGGCATCGAGTCTCCAGGTGAACGATTGGTCCGGCCAATACTTCCCTGAAAAGATTGAGGAAGACTTCAAGGAGAACTCTGGTTACTGGGGCTCTGATGCGACTCCGGTGCTGCGGTGCTACGATTTCTACTTCCTAGACACGACCAGCGACGATCCTTCTTGGCGCCGCCGCATCATCGTTGACCAGTACAACAGCGGCATCGGTAATATGCAGACCGCTGGCGAATGGCTCTTCAATGCCGGCGACCGCTGCTACGGCCGGGATATCTTCGAGCTGATGCACATCCAGTTTGCTGATGGCGCGGTGGTTCCCCCGTTCCGATGGCACTCGGTGCGTTCCCTTGGTTACCTGCTTTATGCGGTGTGCCACCTCCAGAATCGCCTGCGCTGTAAGTTCACCGACTCCGTTTTTGAGCAGATGCTCTGGCTCTTCCGTAATGTCGCCGATGGTGACATGGAACGGATGGAGAAGATCGATCTAGTGAACATGGGCGTGATTCCCGAGGGCCTCTCCTGGGTTCCGCAGTCTGAGCGTCACGTTGTCGATTACCCGATGTTGTCCGGCGCTATGGCGATGCACCGCCAGATCATGTCTGAGTCGAGTGCTGCCTACACGCAGGACGTAAACGACGGATCATCGAAGGAGCTGACCGCTACCGAGGTTATGGCTCGCGTGAACAACGCCAACGCGCTGATGGGCTCCATGCTAACACGCGCCTACACTCAGCAGAATTTCCAGTACCGTGAGATCGCTCGCCGGTTCTGCACGATCGACCATCCCGACTGCAAACAGTTCCGTCGCAAGTGCGAGGCTGACGGTGTTGATCCCTCCGTCTGGAAGAACCTCGACGCATGGGACATCATGCCCGAGCGCGTCATGGGTTCCGGCAACAAGATGCTGGAGATCGCTCAGGCTGACCGCCTGATGGCTATCCGACCGCTGCTAGCTCCGGATTCTCAGGCCGAGGTTGTGCATATGTATGTCGAGGCCAACACTGATGATCCCCTTCTGGCAAATCGCTTGGCTCCGATCGACAACAAGCCGGTCTCCCCGGCTGTCGAACGCGCTACCCTGGCGTGGGGCACGCTTATCGACGGTCAACCTGTCGTTATCGCAAGCGCACTCAATCGCCCCGAGTACATCCAGACGCTGCTTCAGATGCTTGGTGGCGCCATTGGTCGTATTGAAAAGGAAGGTGGCGGTATGACCACGATGGATCGCGTGCTGGGATTGGCCAACGTAATCCAGCATATCCAGGAGCAGATTCAGTTGATCTCTCAGGACCCGGGCCAGGAGCAGAACATCAAGCTCTACAACGACGGCATCGGCCAGGCTTCAAACTACATCAAGGGCTACGTGCAGCGCCTTCAAGAGCAGGCTCAAGCTCAGGCCGAAGCCGGCGCAGCTGGCAACGGAATGGATCCCGAGACGGCTGCAAAGATCCAGGCGATGCTCATCACCGCTCAGTCCAAGTCGCAGATCGCTGCGGCAAACTCCGAACAGAAGCGGATTCAGAAGCAGGTCGCGTTCGATCAAGATCAGCAGCGCAAGAATGCTAGCACGATCGCTGAGGCTCAGCGTAAAGGCGCTCTGACTCGCGCAGACATTGCTGCCATGGATCTCAAGACTCAGGCCAATATTCTCAACCAATGATACAATCCCCCAAGCAAGAGTTTCAAAAAAACCAACAGCGCCTCAACGAGCTTAAGCGCCTCCTGGATAATCAGGACTTACAAGCTGCCCTACTCGTTGCGTTCAATAATTTCTGCTGGAACCTGCCAGCCTCAGAGAATCCTCAACATGGATGGAATGCAAACTGTCGCAGACAGGGCGCAAAGGCATTGATTGATGAACTCAACGGGCTTGCAGAGATGCGGAAAGAAAAACCGACCACCACTCAAAACCTCGAATGAGAATCCTATTATCACCTGATGCCCCAACTGATCGCGGGGCGGATTACACTGACGCCTTTGCAGGAATCGACGCCATCGAAGGCAGCGGGCTGGACAACCCGATGGGATCACCGTCCCAGCAGGCTCCTCAAGAGGTAGCTCCTGCGCCTGCGGTATCCGCTCCAGAGGTTCAGGCGCCTGCCCCCGCTGACCTTGCTAAGCCCAAGAACGAGGATTTCTTCAACCTCGATAAGTTCACCCCCAAGAAGGATGAACCGGCACCGACCGCTAAGGCTGAGCCCACTAAGCCTGAGCCCACCTCTATCAAGCAGTTCCGTGAGCAGTACGACTTGACTAAGAAGGAGCGCGATGATTTCGCGGCCAAGGTCTCTGAGCTTGAGCGTGCTAGGTCCGAAGGCACTCGGAAGGAAGTCGAAGAGGCTACTAAGTCGCTGAAGGCCGAGATGGATTCCATCCGGAAGAACGCCGAGGAGCTGGACACCGAGGTGCGGTATCTGAACTACACGCGTTCCGGTGAGTACAAGCAGAAGTACGAGACCCCTCTGCGCGAAGCGTGGCAGACCGCCCTAGGCGATATTGATGGAATCCGCGTCACTGATGCCGATGGCACTGAGCGCGACGCCAGTCACCATGACATCATGGCGATCTTGAACGTGCCGGTCGCCAAGGCCGCGATCATCGCTCAGGAGACGTTCGGGCCAGCTGCGCCCGAGATCATGGCCCACCGCCGTCGGTTACTCGAACTCACTCAGTCTCGCGACAAGTCCATCGCTGAATGGAAGGAGAAGGGAGCACAGCGTGAGGTTGAGCGATCGAAGCAGGTGGAAGGACGTCAGTCTCGCTCACGTGAGCTGTTTGAATCGCAGTTCTCGGATTACGAAAAGAGCCACCCGCAGCTTTTCGGTAAGGAAGATGGTGACGATGATGGCAACAAGCTCCTAGACGAAAGCGATCGGCTGATCCGAATCGCGCTGAAAGGCGAGGGCGTCGATGCTGACATGGGCTACGAGGACAAGGTTGACCTCATTACGAAGGCCCAGGCACAGGTTGCCCTACGTGCTCGGGCCTACGGCCGTGAGCGCCTGCGAGTGATCCGTCTCCAGCAAAAGGTGGCGGAGCTGGAGAAGAAGGTTGGAAAGGTCCGATCCTCGGAACCCGGTCAGGGTGAGGGGACTTCGACTGCGACGCGCATGGCTCCTAAGAGTGCTGAAGACGCGATCGACGAGTTGCCGTCGGCGTACTGAGCTACCAGGCCTTACACGACCAATACTTCGCAGAGAGCTTCGTGCCCGGTGTGTCACAACCATGCCGGGCACGAAAACTTTTACGGTTCTTCGGGATGTGCTTCTTGATGCTCATGTTCGGATCACCAAAGCGCACGAGCTTTACTTGCCCGCCCTCCTTAGCCAAGACAGCGGACTTCTTGGATTCGCCTGGCGTAGACTTCGGTTTGTTGTACCCGGCAAATTTCTGGCCCCGGTAGGTAATCATTTGGCTTTCGGAAGTACGTACCACCCAGCTGGAAGAATAACTCGGCTTGGGCCGGAGAGCTTTCCGTCCTTATCGAACGCGTAGACGCGGGCGCGGACGGGCTCTGCTAGCATCACAGGATCACCGCTAGGAACGAGGATCACCTTGGTCTGCTGGCAACCCAGGCAGATTGGCAACACGAGCAGCCAAATCGTTCTTGAGAGGCTTTGGCGCATTTCCATCTTCCACTTTCGGTGCAGGCGTCTCCCGGAGAAAATCCAAGAGAGCCTTCACGAGTTGGTAGATCCAGTTCAAACCGGAGGAACGACAGGAGTCTTCTCGGCGTCCTTGGCCATTATAAGACCGATTCCGGCAGTCACCGCTGCAATGGTCGAAGCGATGTCGATGTTGGTGCTGGGATCGGCATCGAAGGCAGCCCGAAGGGCGCCACCGACAGCGATAAGGATTGCACCGATACCGGCGAGGGTTGTTTTCGTGTTTTTCATTTGGATTTGAACAGCCTATAGGCTCCGTAACAGGCGCAGGCTAAGCCAATGAGCGCGGTGATGAGCTGAACCCAGTCGGTAAGCCACGGGATAAACGAAACAGCGGTGGCACCTGCCGCTGCTGCCAGGCTGAGTCCAGGGCTGGTGCTGCTGTTCGTTGGTTCCATTACTCAGTAGGCTGGACGGCTTCAACCACCGGATTAGCCGCTTTGTAAGCCGCGACAACCGCCGGAGTCCACAGCGCGTTCGCAATATTCACAACCTCGGTCGGCTGGCCTTCCAGCGAGTCACCGGGGTTTAATGTGTACTGAGCGGTAATCTCAGAACCGACAATCGCGCCATCGCTGTCGTAATCGATTCCGGTCGTCACAAACAACGAGTTGTTCTGGTTTACCTGGACTGAGACAATATCAACTGGAACGATCATTGGATGGTGGGTTTGAGGTTGGCGTTGTAAGCGGCAATCGCAGCAGGGGTCCAGACAGCGTTTGCAATCGCTACGACTTGCTCGGGCTGACCCGTAAGGTCGGAGCCGGGAGCGAGGCAGTAGCGGCGGAAGGTGGAGGCTTTGACAACCTCGCCATCGACGATCTGGTCCGCTAGTCGAACCTGAAGGACGGTTGAAGGAAGAACCTCGCAGAGAGAGAATATGGTGCGTTCGGTTAGCATATGATTAGGCTGCTGTGTAGGTGATTGCGGTCCACAAATACCTAGCTACTCCAGCGTAGTGAGTTATTGCTGTAATAACAGAGTTTGATGTGGAAGTATAAAGGCTCAACGTGGTTGAAGAAGCGGGAAGATATGATGACAGAGACGAATTAGTGAAAGTAGCCATATTCTCAACCATCAAGTATCCGATTTGTTCAGGTGTAGTAGCTGAAGTAAAAGGTAATCCTGTTATAGATATTGTTCCACTAGCTCCAACTGTAGAAACATTTCCAAACATGATTCTAACAAAAACCTGATTTCCAATCTTGGTATATTTACCAGTAGTAGTGACAGCAATCGTTGGGTCAGTTGTTCCGCCCTTCAACGTCGCTGTAAACGTCCCCTCCTCGTAATCGTTCAGTACGTTCCCAGTCGCCGTTCCGGTTCCGCCGGTAACAGCGGAGAAGTCGATGCCTTTGCCGGACGTAGCCATCACTACGTTGCCGGTGGAAATGGACACATTTCCAGTCTTATCAACACGCAGTCTCTGAGTAGGAACACTGATTCCACCTTCTCCGGTAAAAATTCCAACCTCGCTGCTTGAGTAAGTTCCGTTGTGTGTGTTGAACACATGAACACCACCAAAATCGCCTCCACCGTCGTTGACGCCAAATTTCAGCGTCGAGACGTTGCCAGGAAGATGCGCTGTGACGGCGGTCATTCCAACCGCCGTGACGGTTCCAATCGGGAACGACAGAGCGGAGGCTGGAGTCGCCGTACCAATACCAACCCGATCAGCATATCCCGCCGCATTAACCACCAGCGTCGGGCTGTCCACCGTCAGTGCGCCAGTGATGGCGAGAGCATCCGTAGCCTTATTGTACGTCAACCCCGCATCCCCTGCCAACACCCCACCATCATTAAAAATCACCTGCTTATCCGCACCAGCACCACCTGGAGCCGGCGGGGAAAACACCATCCGCATCATCTGATCGACGACGATCGACATGATGTCGTCAGTTGACTGGCGAACAATTTCACCAAACTCATTCCACAGCTGTTGTGTGGTCAGGTTTGGATTGAGCGGGGTGCCGACGTTTGCGTTAGCAAGGACGGCAGCAAGCGTGGCGCGGATCTCATTAGACGACTGTAGGTTTAAAACCTGTTGAGCCTGCGTAATGAGGGTTTGAATCGAAGGAGTGGCCATAGGTCAGATAAATTCAGCAAAGGTGTAGGACGGGGTTCCAGTGGCAGTAGCGACACTGATCGCGCCAGTGTAGCCTTCAAAAGTCAGGGATGATGCGTGGGCGCCAGCGGTTGCGGCGCTCAGCAAAGTGTAGTGGTAGTCAGCCGTTGTGCATCCAGTTCCAAATTTTAGGTGGAGATGCTCGGTAGTCTTCTGATTCTGGATTACAAACCGACGGCGACCAGGATTGGCAGCGGCCGTTGCAGTCGCAGTCAGGAGTCCACTTGGGCTCGTTGTGATGCGGGCAGCGTCAGTTGAAGCGACTTGAATCTGCTGGAGCAGCGACAGCAGCATCGTCTGCTGCACGACGGGGTCCATGCAGTTGAAACAACCGCCCGTATCGGCGAGTTCTTGAGGGGTTAAAACTGGCATATTAGGCTTCCTCCTCCATCTCATCCATCTCCATCTCGGCGCCTTCCATCTCTTCTACGTCCTGCCGGCCAGACTCACCAAGTGTGATGCCGTCAAACCCGATGATCTCAATGGTGCCACGCGCCGTGGTGCGCCAGTCAACCATTGCGGTTCCGGAGTCGCCTTCAAGTCTCAGCTCCTTGGGCGGAGTAAACTCAACGGTTTCGACTTCGGGTTCCATACGGCCCATGCCGTCCATCTTTCGTTTACCCATCATTTGTCCGTACATCGTAAAATCCTTTTCTTTGAAATCTTGGTGAGAGGTCTTGGTGAGAGGCTGCTAGCATCCCGGACGCTCCGGGCGGCTACCAGCACCTCAAAAGGGGGCTCCCCCGAAGGAGAGCCCCGTTGTTATCGACCTGATTAAATCGAGAACTCCAACGTGACGCTGTCGCAGGTAGTTCCGCTAATTTGGATCAAGTTGCCAGAGACAACGCTCCAGGTGCCCTTGCCAGCGCCGAACTCGGTATCCCAAGCCAGCTGCAAGGCAACAACCAAGGCCGCAACGTTGGCAGCATTGATAGCAACACTGGTGATGTAATTGTCGCTGCACAAGATGCTCGTATTTGCGTTCAACACGAAGTTTGTGCCGCCAACGGTAGTGGATGCTAAGAACTGAATCACTCGCGGGCAGACAGGGTCCGCAGAGTTGTAGTTCTGAGCGAGATCGCCTGGATCGGCGGTGCAGCCAGCAATAATCAAAGCCTGAGGAACGCAAAGTCGATGGAAGATCGCCTCAAGCCATTCCGGATGCTCAGGTTTCACGGCCAACTGGAAGTCGGCGATAAACTTACCCTTGTTCCCACGGCTGTTGTCGATCGGTTTACCGGAGCAATCTGCGCCCAAGTCGTTAGTCGCAAACTTCCAGCGACCACCGTAATCCCGAACCAGGAACGGCATATTCGGGTTGACAGCCTCGGGGCGGAACGGCAACACGCGCAACGCACGCGGGTTGTTGATGTAGCTGATCTGGTACTGAGCGGCGTTGTAGTCCGGGTTGAACTCAGACCGGATGCCCTGGGTAGCTACGACGTTCCGGTAGGGGAGAACCAATCGGTAATTGCCAGGAGTAGCCGGAATCGAAGTGAATCGCAGCGGGAATTGCAGCACCTTCACCATGAAGTCGCCGACGTATCCCATGAAGCCGTACTTGTAGAACTCCTTGGCAGCGGGAGCAAACTCACCGAAACGCCAAGAGCTAACGAGCAGCGGATTATCCTTGGACAGGTAACGGAAGGTTTCCTTGTCGGTGTGCAGCTGGAGGCTGTCGTAACCATCTTTACCGGCTTGAACAGCGCCCAGGAAGTATTGACGGGTCACGCGGCTACGGAGGATGTCCGGAGTCAACTGACCGAGCGTAGCAAAAGCAATGGGAGCGCCGGCGGTGTCGGTAACACGCAGCACCGAGTAACCAGTGCCAACCCAAGAGAAAGCGATCGCCGGCAAACCAGCTGAGCAAGCGAAAGCGCCAGGTTGAGTGTTCGAGATAGCGTCGTAACCAGACAGCTCCATCGCCTTACGCTGGAGGTAGTAGGTGGTGATCCAGTTCGTCGCAGGGCGAAGAACGTCGTCGATGATCTGACGGAAGTGCTCCTTGGCCTTCGTCTTCGTCATAATCTGGTCGAAGCACAACAGATCCGAACCCCACGCCTGCTTTTCAAGCGAGTAGGTGTTGCGGGTGAAACCCCAACCGATCTTGTTCTCTTCCGTGTCGCAAGGCGTTCCGGTACAGGCGGCGCCCGTAGGATTCTCCCAGGCGCCAGTCACATTCGGGAACACGCTGTTGAAGCGGTCGAACGTGTGAGTGGTGCCGGAATACGCGTCGAACGATCCGGTGTTGTAGTATCCGATCAACCCATCAAACGGGCGGATGTCCTTGAGGATCTCCTTGTCATACACAGGTTCCTGCGAGACAAGAAAAGACTGAAACTGCTTACAGCTGATTACATTTCCACTGGCCATATTGGCTCTCCTGCCCGGGGTTTACTTGATCTACCCCTCCGAGACAACGAGGCAGATTGCAGGTCCTAAGACCATCAATCCAACCTCGGTGGCGAGCCCGAGCCGTGGAACCGGCGAGTGCTCTTCAGCACTCTTTGCCAACTGGAATTACGCGCCCAGTTCGCGCCTGGTTGACGAAACCAAGCTATGCGTCGTGCAGGTATCGTTCTACCGCTTCTTCTTAGTGTCAACGGGTTTTTCGACCCAATCAGACCGTTCATCATCACACCGCAAAACGTGGTCCTCGATCGCAATAATCAGCACCGCCGTCTTCGTGCGCCGGGCACGCACCGCTTCATCCTCAAGCATCTTCGCCACTTCGATCGGCAACCTGTAGCTCACTCGAACCGTGTTTTTCATGCCGGCAGTGTGCAGCTTATGCTTGACACGTCAAGCCTCAGAACGCAGCCTACGGCTCACGATGGA